AGTTAAAATCATTATGACCCCATCCCGCGGGAGCAATAGGGATCATGCCCTGAATCTGTTCAAAAATATTATAGATATGTCCTGCGGTTTGGAATCCTGCTCTTTTCTTGAATACGAAGACCAGGAGACGGAATGGGAATTATCCTTTGAAAAAAACGAGTAACATGGATGGGGATTTTATGCCCCCTGGAGAAAATCAGGCCGAAATCCTCTCGATGTACGTCGAGCTACTCAAACGTGAAAAGTATTTCGGAAAGCTGGTCGTTTGCTTCGAGGCCGGGCAAATAGTGCGATTCGACCAGAACCAGGTATTAAAAATGAAGGATATCTCCGAGAAACTAAAAAAATAAGTTGATTTCTATGTTTTCTCTCTTGTAGAATCCTAAACGTATGAGTATCCCGTCGGTGTCGGGACAACCGGGCCGACTTCTCGCAAATGCGAGGAGTCGGCCTTTTTTTTGGAGCAAAGCATGGAACACAACGGGTCGTTTTCCCAAATGTGATAGAGGGGCGGGCGAGCAAAGGTCCCGCCCCTCACCCTAAAAAGGCTAAAAGATGAAGTGGATACGCAAACTCATCAAAAGGTTCATTGTCCGGACGGTCCTGGAGGACTTGGCATCTAATGGGCGGCTGCGATCCGCCGTAAGAAGTCAAGAGCCTTCCGGATGGCCTGATTCTTCAACTCGGAGATAGTTATGTCGGCCTTGTCGAGGAACACCGTAACCTCGGCGCCGAAATGCGGGGACGCCTCATCGTCCCAGAAATAAACCAGTGCTTCGATGAAAGGGAAATCTTCTTCTTCGTTGGTCCGGATCTTGGGAACAGTAATTTTCATGTTTATCACCTCCTTCCCGGGAAGGCATTATAGCCGATGAGCTACCCTTTCGAAAAAGAAATCGCCGCCGCCGCCAAGAAGCACGGCCTCGACCCTTGTTTGGTCGCGGCCGTGTGTTATGTGGAGAGCAGCTTCATGCCCGATGCGCTGCGGTATGAGGGCAGGTTCCAGGATCGTTATATCGATCCGCACCCGCAATATTGTTTTCTCCCCGACAACCTGCGTTGTCTCCTTGCCTCCTCCCTCGGCCTGATGCAGGTGATGGGCCTGAAAGCCAGCGAGCTGGGCCTGTCCCTGCATCATCTCGAAAACCTGTTCGAGGTGGAAGAGGGATTGGAGTATGGCTGCCGGGTGCTGGCCCAAAAAGTCAAGAAATATGCACTAACGCGACCAGATGGAAGCGTCTGGATCGAACCGGCGATCGCCGCCTACAATTCCGGCACGCCCCGGAAGGGGCCGAAGGGCAACTGGGTTAATTTTAAATACGTTTTAAAAGTCATGCGAAAATTCCAAGAATATAAAAAGGCGGGCGCGGCGTTGCCCTGATAACGCCGGGGGCAGGCCCAGCGCCTGCCCCTATGCCCGACCAAAAAAGGAGATCATCATGGACGACAAAAAGACCACCATCACCGGCGTTATCACCGGGGCCCTGACCATTTTGGCCTGGTATAACCTGGTCATCCCTGCCGATTTCGTTCCGGCCATCGTGGCCGCGGGCGTGGCCGTGATCGGGTATTTTGCCAAAGATAAATAATCGATGCCAGCGGACATTGTACCCCGATCGCCGTTCCCGGTTTTAGCTCCCGGGGACCTGTTCGCGGTTAAAGACCGCGATACCCTGGGCGCGGCGATCAATTTCTTACAGAGGTTTTGGGACACCGCCTTGGACGACTCGGAGTACTGCCACAACGGGATTATCACCAGGCCCACGGGGGAAACCCTGGAGGCCGTGGCCACGGTGCGCGAGCAGAACCTGTTCGATGCTTACGCCGGGGAGGAAGTCTTGATCGTCCGGCATACGGCGATGACCGAGGGCCGGTTTTTGACCGGCATGGCCAAGATAGCCCCGAACATCGGCCAGTGGTACCCGGTCCATCGGCTGTTGCTGCATCTGCTGCGCCTGGCCAAATACGTGCACTGGCGGGCGGTTATCTGCTCGGAATTGGTTGCTAAATTTCTGGTGGGGGCCGGACTGCGGCGGAGCTGGTACGGGGTTACCCCGGACAATCTGACCGACCAGTGGAAGGAATCGAAACATTACGACATCATTTTCGAGGGGAGACTCCCCGGAGGGAAAAACGATGAAACGAGCCCTATTACTCCCGATTTTGTGCTTGTTTGCCCTTAGCGCCTGCGCCACCACGGCCGATCAGCAGGCCTATTACCAGGCCGTCAAGGACGTGGTCGCCAACCAGAAGCCCTTGCTCGCCATCACCGCCCAGCCCGGGCAGAACGTGGTGATCAGCGGCCTGGCCTCCATGGTGGTCTACGCGCCGAACGACAAGCTCCCGGCGCAGTTTGTGGACCCGGCCGTGGGTGTGGCCCGGGATGTGATCGTGGGCCTGACCGGCCTGGGGTCGGTTTATCTGGGATTGTACGGGGCCGAGCAGATTGTCAAGGCCACCGGAGCGATCGCCGGGCATAACGTGAACTATGGATCCGGCTCCCTGCAGGGGACCAACGGCATCGCGGGGTCTCCAAATTCCGGGTTCAGCCAGGTGGGGAGGGACGCCAACAGCGGCCAGGTGGGGGCGTCGCCATCGACCGTCACGACAACGACCACGGAGACGACGACCGTGCTCGGCTCGGAGCCGGAATAAATCATGACGCCCGAGATCTCGGCTATCACCGCCGTCGCCACCATTCTGCAACAGGTGGGCGCCTGGCCCATTGGCACGGTAGTCGTGGTCGTCATCATCGCCCCCTGGATCGCCAATGTCTGGATCACACACTCCCAGGATAAACGACGGGAGCGGGACGAAAAACGGCAGGAAGGCATCCGGGAGGAACATGAGAGACAGTTTCAGGCGGTCAAGCTGATGTATGAAAACAACGTGGATCTGGTCAAGGTGGCCCAAAGAAACTCCGAGGCGCTCCTCGATTGCGTCGTTGCGAATACCATGAAATGGGCCGGGGTTGAGGAAAAAATAGACCAGAACCAGTGGTGTCCGCTGGCCCGTATCCGGCTGCGGACGGAGGAAATACCCCAATGAGTGAGATCGCCCGTTTGCGGGAGGAAGTAAGCGCCCGAAAATTTAAGGTGATGAACCTGGATATCGAGATCGACCGGCGGGTGCGGGAAATCCGCGGCCTGATCGGTACGACGCTGACCCCTAACCGGAACATTATGCTCCGCCTGGTGGCCCAGAGGGCTACCGAGACCGCGAACCTCCAGGATGAACGGCTGGCTATCATCGAGGAGATCCGGCTGGGAGAGATGGAGATCAACGGCTGATGGGCGGACCGAAGGGGCGCAACCATTCGCGGATCACCGACGATCTCCCCGAAGAGATCCGGAGGGAAGTGGACCGCCTGCTGATGGAGGAATCGGCCACCTATGACGATATCGCGGCCTACCTGGCCGAAAAAGGATACGACATTTCCCGCAGCGCCGTTGGGCGATACGGCAAAGGGTTCATGAACCATGTCCGCCGACTGCGGATTATCGAGGATAAATCCAGGACCCTGGTCTCCGAAGCGGGAGAAGGTATGGTCCTCGAGGAGGCGGCCGCGAAAATCTTTTCGCAACAGATAATCGAGATGCTGATGGAAGAGGATTTCAGCGTGAAAGCCCTTCCCCGGATCATAAGTGATTTCGCCAAATTGCAAGCGTCTTCGGCGTTAAGGGAGCGGATGAAAAACGAGATCTCCAAAAAGGCTAAAAAGGCACTCGAAAACATCGAGGCCAAGGCCGGGGCCGGGAAAAAACATCTGGATCCGGAGACGCTGGAAATTATCAAACGAGAGATTTATGGGATCGTTTAAACCCCATTTAAAATCGGTGTTAGTCGCTTTTGCCTTTCTGCTGGCGGTGTTCGCCTCGAGGGATGCCCTCGCCGAAATACTCCCGCCGGCGGATCGCCGAGAAGTCGCCACCCCGGCCGCCCGCCCCCCGGTGGATCTCTCTCTCCCAGCCGAGAGGTTCCCCGGGGGGCCCGCCATCCGGTTGACCGAATATCAAAAAAACTGGATCCAGGACCACAGCCGTTTCAAGATCGGGGTCATCACCCGCCAGGGCGGGAAGTCTTTCGGGACCTCCCTCGAGGCGGTGCTGGACTGCGCCGAGCATGTCACCAAGTGGGTCTTCCTCTCCGCCGGCGAGCGCCAATCCAAGGAATTGATGGCCACTGCGGCCATGCATGCCCGGGCCATGAACCGGGCCGTCACCGAACTGGAAACCGACTTCTGGGCCGACAAGGACACCAAATACAAGCAGCTTGAAATCATCTTTCCGAACGGTTCACGGATCATCGGGTTGCCGGCCAACCCGGATACTGCTCGAGGGCACTCGGCCAATATCCTCCTGGATGAATTCGCGTTTCATAAAGATTCACGGGCCATATGGAAGGCCCTGTTTCCGACTGTTACCAGGGGCTATAAAATCAGGATAATCAGCACCTTCAAAGGGAAAGCTAACAAATTTTACGAGCTTTTCTTCGGAGCTCCGGTGCGCCAGAAATTCAACGGCCGGGACTTCGAATTCGTAGGCGATCGCGGCGGCTGGTCCAAGCATTTTTATGACATCCACCAGTCCGTCGAGATGGGACTGGAGCTCAAAGACGAAGAGGGTAATCGGATCGATCCCGAGGATTTGCGCCTGGCCCTGAATGACGACGACGCCTGGCAGGAAGAGTTCGAGTGCCAGCCCTCGGATGAGGTGACTGCCTTCCTGTCCCATGACCTGATTTCCTCGGTGGAGGACGTGCGGCTGAATCCCAAACCGGATTGGGTTGAAAACCTGATCGCGGCGGCCTGGGAAAATTACAAAATTTTCAGGCAAACCAAGTCCGAGCCGCCCTTGCCCCTCGAGGTATTGGCCAAGGTTTCCTTCCTGGGCGACCTCTACGCGGGCCTGGACGTGGGCCGGAAGCGGGACTTGAGCGTCCTCTGGCTGGACCAGAAAATCAATAATCAACTGGTTTGCGCCGCGGTCATCGACATGAAGATCACCCCGTATTTTGTGCAGAAACAGGTTTTGCATACTATTCTGGCGCGGCCGGAATGCCGCCGGGCCTGCATCGATGAGACCGGCATCGGCAGTCAACTGGCCGAGGGTGCCGTGGATCTTTACGGGGCGAAGGTTGAACCGATTTCCTTTACCTCGGAAAACAAAGAATCCCTGGCCGTGGGGCTGAAAAGCAATTTTGACGATCGGGGCAGCCTGATCCCGGCAGACTCCACCATTCGCGGATCCCTGCACAGCGTGAAGAAATACGCCACCACCACCAAGCATTTCCGCTATGACGCCGAGCGGACCGACGCCACCGGCCACGCAGACCATTTCTGGGGCAAGGCCCTGGCGGTGCAGGCGGGGTCGACGCCCTACGGCAAAACCGAATACCAAAGCGTTTCCAAGCGCACTTTCACGGGGAAAGGGGCCTACTAAGTGATTTTCGATCAGTTCGGCCGGGGAATCCAGACGAAGAAGCGGCCCGAGATCCGGGAAATCGCCGTGACCGCCATCCGGGACCGCTGGTCCTCCTACCCCAGCCAGGGGTTGACCCCGCGGCGGCTGGCCGACATCTTCAAGGCGGCCGACAGCGGAGACATTTACCTCCAGGCGGAGCTGTTCGAGGAAATGGAGGAGAAGGACACCCACCTGTTCTCCGAGCTTCAGACCAGGAAAAACGCCGTTGCGGGCCTGGATTATGACGTGGTCCCCTATTCCGAGTCGCCCGAGGACAAGAAGATCAGCGAGTTCGTGGCCGAGAACTTGATGAACCTGGACGATCTGGAGGACTCCCTGCTCGACCTGCTGGACGCCATCGCCAAGGGTTATGCCCTGGCCGAAATCTCCTGGAAGATCGAAGGGCAACGGGTCCTGGTCGGGGCCCTGCACTGGATCCACGCCAAAAAGGCCGTTTTCTACGATCGCGGGGCCGGAAACTACTGGGAAAAAAGCTATGAGGTGCCCAAGATCATCACCGAGGCCCAGCCGATCAATGGCGAGGCCCTGCCGCCGTTCAAGCTGATCTACCACCGCTACAAGGCCCGCTCCGGATACGACACCCGGGCCGGGATCCTGCGCACCTGTTCCTGGATGTACCTGTTTAAAAACTACGCCATCAAAGACTGGGTGGCCTTCGCCGAGGTGTTCGGGATGCCGCTGCGCCTGGGAAAATACGAGGCCTCGGCGAACAAGAGCGATAAGGACGCCCTGCTCGCCGCCATCCAGTCCCTGGGCTCCGATGCCGCCGGAATCATTTCCAAAAACACCGAGATTGAGTTTATCGAGACGACCAAGAACACGGGCAAGGAAAACCTGCACCAGGTCCTGGCCGATTTCTGCAACCGGGAGATGAGCAAGGCCATCCTGGGGCAGACGGCCACCACCGAAGGCACCCCGGGGAAGCTGGGCAACGAAGACGCCCAGGACCGGGTGCGAAACGACCTGATCAAGGCCGACGCCGAGGCCCTGGCCAAGACCTTTCGCTTTCAGCTTATCCGGCCCCTGGTGGGGTACAACTTCGGGTGGGATAAACCACTGCCCTGGTTCAAATTCCGCTACGAGCCGCCGGAAGATATGGCCGCCCTGTCCACGGTTTATAAAAACCTCCATGAGATCAATTTCCCGCTGACCCAGGAGCACGTGTCCGACCGGTTCAAGGTGCCGCTGCCTGAAAAAGGGCAGACCGTGCTGGACCGGACCCCGGCGCCGGCCTTTGGAGATGCGACAGCCGCCAAAAGTGCCCGGATTTCAGCCAAGACGGCCCCCCAGGGCCGCGAACCCGGGCAGGAGGGTACCAATACCCCTTTCACCCCGGCGCAGCAGGCTGTGGAGATCCTGGTGACCAGGGTGGTCGACCAGGGCGGGGTCATGGACCCGCTGCTCACCCCGGTGCTTTCGCTGGTGGCCAAGGCCGGCAGTTACCAGGAAATCCTGGAAAAACTGTATGGCCTCTATCCGAAGCTGGACAGCTCCCGAATGCAGGAGCTGATCAACCAGGCCATGTTCGCCGCCGACATCTGGGGCTATGTCCAGAGCCGGGAGAATAAGATCTGATGCCGCCTTCGACAAAAGCTCAGGCCGGGGAGTTCAACCTCGAACCGCTGCCGTTTGAAGAGGCCATCGCCTTTTTTAAGGCCAAGGGGTACGCCCTTTCCCCGAATTCCTTCCGGGACGTTTGGGGCAAGGACCACGCCCAGGCCTTTACCGTGTCCCGGGTGACGGCGATGGATGTCCTGGAGGATATCCGGGAGGAGATCGAAAGGTCGCTTACAGAGGGCATCAGCCTGGGAGAGTTTAAGCGGGACCTCGCGGAGACCCTGTCCCGAAAGGGCTGGATGGTCCCCAAGGGCGAGATCGTCGGGCCCGGAGAGCGGCGCCTGACTCCCTGGCGGCTGGAAACCATCTTCCGGACCAACGTCCAAAGCGCCTACTCCGCCGGCAGGTACAAGCAGATGCTGGAAGTGGCCCAGGACCGGCCTTACTGGCGTTATGTGGCGGTGATGGACAATCGCACCCGCCCGGCCCATGCGGCCATGCACGGGAAGGTCTACCGGTTCGACCACCCTTTCTGGTCCCGGTGGATGCCGCCCAACGGGTACAACTGCCGCTGCGTCGTGACTACGGTCTCGGCGAGGCAGATGGAGCAGAGAGGCTGGCGGGAGGAAACCGCCGGCGTCTCGGACGATCCGGACAAAGGGTTTGATTATAACCCGGGAGAGGAAGCCTGGAAGCCCGATTTTAATAAGTATTCCCCGCACGCCTCGAGTCTTTTGCGGCAGGAACTGAGCAATTAAATGGCCGTCGAGATCCAGGTAAAAATCGAAGATCAGGCCGTCAAGGCCATGCTGGCCAGACTAATGGAGCGGACCGGGGACCTGACGCCGGTCATGCGAACCATCGGGGAGATCGTCCGGGAATCGGTGGACCGCAATTTTGAGGAGGAGCGATCGCCGGACGGGAAACGGTGGATACCCTCTCTCCGGGCCATCCTGACCGGCGGGAAAACCCTGACCGATCTGGCCATCCTGCGCAATTCCCTCAATGTCCGGCCATCCCGTGACCGGGTGGCTGTGGGCACCAACGACATTAGGGCCGCCATCCACCAATTCGGCGGGAAGGCCGGTCGAGGCCGTAAAGTTAACATCCCGGCCCGCCCCTTCCTGGGCGTCCGGAAGGGCGACTGGCCCGAGATCAAAGCCGCCATTTCGGCTTATTTGATGAGGTAAAAACCATGTTTAAATTCATTTTGAAAGAGATTTCCAGCGCCCCCGGCGAGTTCCAGTTGTTGCCTGCCGGGGAGATCTCCATTGAGGGAGAGCCCCCGGTTTTCCTGGATGAGTCCGCGGCCAAGTCGGTGATCGACGCCTTCGAGGGCCGGGGAAACGATATGGTCATCGATTACGAGCACCAGACCCTGAAGGACGTGGAGGCCCCGGCCGCCGGGTGGATCAAGCGCCTGGTGTTCAAGGGGCAGGAGGGGCTCTGGGCCGCGGTCGAATGGACCGAGAAGGCCAAAAGCTATTTGACCAGCCGGGAGTATCGCTATTTCTCGCCGGTCTTTTTAATCACCAAGGGCGATCGGAAGGTGGTCCGGATCGAGCACGTAGCCCTGACCAACTACCCGAAGCTCAACCAGTTAAAGCCGATTATGGCTAAAAATTTCAAAACTTTTGAAAAGGAGGAAGGGACCATGATTAAGAAATTGAAACAACTTTTGGCCCTGGCGGACGATGCCGGTGAGGACCAGGTGTTCGGGGCGTTGGAAGCCCTGGTCAACAAAAACAAGGAGTTGGAACAAAGGACCGAACCCGTGGCCTGCAAAGAGGTCCTGGAGGCCCTGGGCGCCAAGGCGGAGGCCTCGGCTGCCGACCTGCTCCAGATCGTGGCCGGACTCAAGGCCCCGGCTTCGGCGGCCGTCGAGCTCAGCCAGGAAGTGGCCCGGTTGAAGACCAAAATAGCTGAGATCGAACAGGAAGACCTGGTCGCGCTGGCCCTCAAAGAGGGCAAGACCTCCCCGGACGAGCTGGCCAAATGGGCCCGGGACCTGGCCCTGAAATCGCCCGAGCAGTTCCGGCTGATCGTGCTGTCCCGTCCGGTCGGGAGCGTCATCCCCGTCGACGGGATCCACCATGCACCCGAGAGACATGATCCGGTGCTGGACGAGGTCCAGCGCCAGGTCAACAAAATGCTCGGGGTGGATGAGGAAACCTTTAAGAAATACAACAAGGTCTAAACGGGAGGACCTAACGGTCCCAAAAAAAAGGAGGGGAAAGTCATGACATTAGCAGCCGACAAAGCAATCGAATACACCGAGGGCGTGGAGTTAGCCCTCCCGGTGATCAATGCGGATATCATCTACGGCGGGGCGCTCGTGTGCGTCAACGCCGCCGGTTATGCCCTGCCGGGTTCGGACGCCTCGGGCCTGATCTTCATGGGCGTGTCCACGGAGCGGGCGGACAATTCCTTGGGCGCCGTGGGCGCGATCAAGGTCACCGTCCGGCGCCGGGGGCTGTTCAAGATGAAACTGGCCACCGCCATCAGCATCGCCAATGTGGGCGATAACGTCTTCCTGGTGGATGACGAATCGGTGGATCTCACCGGCAATACCACCTACGATATTTTCTGCGGGATCATCGCCGCCTATAACGACACCACCCATGCCTGGATCGATATCGAGCCGGCTATCAGGCAGGCCGACGTGGCGACCCATATCGCCGATACCTCCGCCGCCCATGCCGCCTCGGCGATCTCCATTTTGGACTCCGGCACGTTCACCAGCCAAACCGAAGTGGAGGCAGCCCTCGCGGAAATCTATGCCCACCTCCTCTCCGCCAAGGGGATTATCAATATTCCCATGCCGGTGATCGACTCCGCCGGGGTGGCCCTGGCGGCCTTCGTCAGCGCAGACAGCGCCACCGGCGGCTATTGCGTGACCGCCGAGGGGCTGGGGATCCGCTGGAACAACCACGCCACCCCGGGACCGGCGGTCGCCACCAAGGTCGTGATCCCTCCCGATGCGGACATCACCGCCGACATGACCCTGAATATCCTGGCGGCCAAGACGGGCGCCACGGGTTCGGACCTCACCAAGTTCACCATCGGGGCCTTCAACAACGTGGTCGGTGCGCTTTATGATGCCGATGACACCTTCGGAGGGGATACCGACGCCATGACCAATGCCACGGCCAAGACCATCCAGAAAGTGACCCGGACCCTGGCGCTGGCCGACCTGGCCGCTTATCCCACGGCACTGGAGTTGACCATCAAACCCAAGGACGGCACGCTCGGCACGGATGATGTGATCATGTTTGCCGCCTTCATCACTTACAAAAAAAAGTTGACCTCTTAACGGCATAACCGATACCGACCATGAGACGGCTATATTACCTCGACTGCGTGAAGCTAAAACCCGGAGATATCTTCCACGAACGGGGAATCGGCGCAGTCGAGGTAATTAAAAGCCCGAGAGTTAAATATTGTTCCGCTCTAAAAAAGGCACAGGTCAGGTGGAAGGGTAAACTATTAAGAGACGGGACCTTCTCGGATTTTTTAGTGACCGAAGACTCCGAGCATTATGGGCCAACAATCTTTAAATAAATAGGAGGAAACGAACCATGTTAGTCAACAAAGCGACCATAGCCGCGGTTTTTCTCACCTTGAAAACCACATTCAACAACGCCTTCGACGCCGCCCCCAGCCAGTGGCAGCAGACGGCCATGCTGGTGCCTTCCGGGTCCGGCCAGAACGATTACACCTGGCTGTCGATGTTCCCGAAGATGAAAAAATGGCTGGGAGACAAAACCATCAAGATGCTGGAGGCCTTCAAGTATACGGTCGTCAACGATGACTGGGAGGCCACGGTCGAAGTGGACCGGAACGACATCCAGGATGACAACCTGGGCATCTATGCCCCCCAGGCCCAGATGGCCGGGTACAGCGCTCGCCAGCTCCCGGACGAAATCGTCGCCGATCTTAAAAATAACGCCTTCGCCACCAAGTGTTACGACGGGCAGTATTTTTACGATGACGACCATTCGGTTGCCGGGGCTTCGGTGTCCAATTTGGGCACGGCCGCCCTGTCCGCGGCCACCGCGGCCGCCGCGGCCTCGTCATACGGGGCCGCCCGGACGGCGGTCCTGAGTTTTAAGGATGAAGAGGGCCGGCCCCTGGCGCTGATCCCCGATGTCCTGGAAGTGCCCCCGGCCCTGGAGATTACCGGCAAGCGCCTGGTGGAGATGGATCGGCTGACCGACGATTCTCCCAACCCTTACAAGGGCACGGCCAAACTGGTCGTCAACCCCCGGTTGACCAGCACCACGGCCTGGTTTCTCCATGTAACCTCCATGCCGGTCAAACCCTTCGTTTACCAGGAACGGATCGCCCCGGTTTTCGTCCAGCAGACCGATGAGCAGACGGACAACGTCTTCATGCGCAAGAAGTTCCGTTTCGGCGCCGAGGCCCGGGCCGCCGGCGGGTACGGTCTCTGGCAGATGAGCTACGGGTCCACCGGATTGGCCTAAAACCGAGCCGGACCAAGAAACAACCATACCGTCTGGTGCGGGCCGTTAAGCCCGCACCATTAAAGGAGCGCCCATGTCCATAAGAATAAAGAGCAAGACAGTCGGCTTCCGCCGGGCCGGGATCGCCCACTCGGATCAATGGGTGGAATACCCGGATGACCGGTTCACGAAAAAGGAGCTGGCCATCCTGACGGCCGAGCCCGAGCTGACGGTTGAGGAGGTCAAGGACCCCGGAAAGAAGGCCGGAAAGAAGGACTAAATGGCCTATTCCACCCTGACCGATCTAAAAAAACTGCTCCCCGAGGAGCTCCTCATCCAGCTCACCGACGATGAGGGGGCCGGGGTGGTCAACCAGGGCCGGATAGATGAGGCGATCGCCGGGGCCGATACGGAGATCGACAGCTACTGCGGGGTGAAATACGCCGTGCCCTTTGCGGCGCCGGTCCCGGATCTGGTTAAAAAATTGTCGATCGACATCTCCATTTATAACCTCTACTCCCGCAAGGTCGAGGAGCTTCCGGCCACCCGGGCGGATCGGTATAAAAACGCCATTCGGCAACTGGAAGGGATCGCGGGCGGGAAGATCTCGATCGGCGAGGCCACGGAGCCCACCCCGGCCGCCGGGGCCGACGGGGCGGAGATCAGCGGCAGCGATCGCATTTTCACCCGGGACAATATGTCCGGGTTTTAGGGGGCGGGGTTGACCAAGAACGAAATCATCGCCCGTCAAAGCCGCCTGATCGTGGAGTTGATCAAAATGGGGACCGAGAAAATGCAGGAAGTGGCCGACCTGTTCAGCGCCATCGAGCGGGAGCGGGAAGAGATAAAGGCCGAACCGAAACCGAAAAGAAAAGGCGGCTGGCCGAAGGGCAAGCCGAGGAGAAAAGACCATGAAAATCAATAAAAAGTTTGTCGGATTAATGCTCATCATCACCGTTTTTATGCTGGCGCTGATGCCCGTTGTGGCTCGCGCCGACTGGTCCGTCACCGTCACCTGGACCCGCTCGACAGGCCCGAATCTGGCCAGCGAGGCCGTTTTGCTGGACGCCGCCACCAAGTGCACCATTACGGCCACAGCGCCGACGACCTGCCAGTTTAACGTCACCAGTCTCACTGGGCAGGCCGTTAAAGTGCGGTCATTCAACTCCCAGGGGGCGTTCGCCGAGACCGCTCCCGTTGTCTTGAGCACGGCCCCGGCCCCGGCCACCGGGGTGATGATCAACGTGACCTATATCCAGCCTTAAATGGTGGGCAGTGTGGCTCAAACTCTTAACCCTTTTATTCCTGCTGTTGGGACTCCCGGCGCAGAGTGCGGACCTGCATTTTGCCTGGGATCCCAATACGGAGCCGGACCTGGCCGGGTATCGGCTGTATCGGGGCACACAGAGCCGGACTTATACCTCTTCCGTGACTCTTGGCACGGTCACGGATTACGTCTGGACGG